GCTCAGTAAATTTTTTTTCTGCCTCATCGTACGTGTAAAGAATCTTCAAAAACAATGGATTGTTTAATAATTTAAGTCCTAACTTACCTTTTAAGAATTGTTTTTTTTCTTCTTTTTTGTAAATAATACGGTCTTGCAAAAATTTTCCTACTGTTGCAGCACTGGCATTTCCGATTAACTTTCTGAAACGAACCGTTTGACGCTCGTGTGGCGTTTGACCCTCGTGTGGCGGTTCCTTGACAACTTTAGTAGTTTCAGCTAGCTTACTCAACTCGTGTGGAGTCATGTGTTTAAATTCCATTTCAAACTGAATATCAGCTGTTTCATAATCAAATCTTTTAAGATAATTATCTTTTACTTCTTTAGTTAATGAAGTCCACAGCCCTAATTCAGTTTCTAACTCGTCTTTGGCTTTTTTAAGTAATTCTGAATATTTTCCTGACTTTTCCTTCTCGGACTCGTCTCCTAGATATATGAAAGCATGATTCTCTTGGAAATTTTTCTTTATACTCTCGAATGCAGTACCTATTGCAGCATCACGTACTTTAACACGAAGCGAATTATGAATAGACATTGCAGTACTGAAATTTGCATTCCCCATCGACGATAATCTAGCTACAATAGATTCAAAGTTTCTATCATCATCTCCAGCCCATTTTTGGGCTATTGCATCTATCCTGGAACCTCTATCCTTATGGGCTGCAGTACGCAAACCATACTTATTCATATAATTTGAATAAAATTCTTGATGATCTCTGCTTGCAGTTGTATCAGAATTAATTAAGAAGTTTGTATTTACTTGCTGCAGCTCTGAAGCTAGCTCATTTGCAGCATTATCTGAATCAATCTTCCTGTCTTCTTCACGGGACCGGAGAATAAGTTCCAATGCACTACGGCTAACATTTTGTGCCACCTTCCCCAAGTTAGACAACTGATCGAATACATCTGATATATCAACAGGTTCAGGTTGTCTGACTGCAGGGACATAAGCCTGTGGAACTGCAGGTGTAACCTGACCAGAAAAGCTTTTAAATGGTGTGAATGCCATACTTACTTATTAATCTTCAATAATCGAATTTACCCTCGCTGCTGCTGCCCCGCTTGCCTGCCACTTCGCCGCCCCGCGCCCCCCCCGTTATCAGTAACAGTTTTAGGTTTGTAACGATATAATTCGGACGCATCCATTGCAATATTACCAGCACCTTGCAATCCCTGTGCCCATGACTTCAGGTGTCCTGCCTCTCTTATTCCTTCTGCACCTAATCTGTATTCTTCTGCTGCATCATTTGCATATGTATCGTTGATCTCTATTTGATCCTTCGTGTTTTGCATTATATTCCTTATCGCAAGGTCACCATTATAGCGTATCATTTGAACTGCAAGCATACCATCCATATACTGCGCCATTGCATTGTGGGTGGTTTGCGTGACAATACCTTCTACTCTCTTCTTTGCTCCACTGTAGTGTGCTATATGACTCGCAGTGGCTTTTTCCACTTCCTTCTCCATCTGTTCTGCATCAAATGAAGTCTTGTTTGATATTGCATAGATCTCTCTTTGTGAATTACTGGTTAATATTGAATTTTGTTTTTTGTTTGCATTCAGGACATTGGTAGCTCTTGTATGCCCAAGCTTCGCCTTTGTCTTTGCTTCCTGTTGTGTTCCGGTTATTTGTCCATAAAGCCCAATACCTTGAAAGATAAGACTAGTAAGCATAAGTGCTGTCGCAGGATCCATCTGCAGCAGCAGTGGACCTTCATATTCAAAGGAATTGGAAGAGATCTCTACAAGTTCCTGTCTTGTATCATCCCATTCCCATATTATTTCTCTATATATCTTCATATATTCACTTCATATTCAAAGGCAATACGCAATACTGTTGCAGGAAATGGATGAACAGATTCGAGAGTAACACCTTCTGCAGAAAAAGATCTGTCAGTTGGAGAAAGTTCTTTAACTCCTGTAAACAGTGGAACTTTTGTTCCATACACAAAATCCTCTGATTCTCTAAATAGTATTTCATCCATTGTCAGACCTTCCATTCCATATGACAACCCCAATGTCTGCAGAAACAGAAAATTAACTGTAAGTAGCCGTTTAGTGCCTGTTACGGCATATGTGTCACCTGGCCCATTAACTCTAGGTAATGTAGTTAATGTGGAAGTATACTGAAGTCCAACACGCGCATATGTACTACATACTGTATACAATCCAACAGTACCAGTAATAGAAACTGTTCTTTCTGGCTGCAATGCACCATCACCTAAAATAGATACTGTCTCACCAGCAAGATGAGACAATCCTCCAATATACTTGTAGCCGATTTTAGTTATAAAGACATCATTGTCTGAGCCTACTGCAGTAACATCAATTGAAGTACCAAATCCTCCAGCTTCTGTAACATCTTCTGCTAATGTCAGTGTTGTTGTTGCAGGTACAGTTTCTACTATATAAGTGATAGCAGCAGTCATTCCTGTTGGTAATGTACCTGTGGTACTTAATGTTACTGCATCTCCAATACTTAAACCATGTGCTGCACTTGCTGTAATGACATTTGTTCCAACATTAATACCGGACGATCCATTGAACTTGCGTGCAGTGCTTGTTACAGCATCTGTATTTGAAGATTCTTTATACAATCCAGAGTCAATAAAATGTGCGGATTCCTGTATTGTTTCCTGATTGTCATAAAATGGGATCATATACTCAACATACCTACGATCCATCATTTGCACGGTATGGGTGCCTGTTCCTGTATCTGTAATATTGACTGCAGATCCACCAGATTCTGTTGACACCTTGAAATCATTAGTAGCAGTACTGATAACATAATAATCAGTATCTATACTAAGTCCTGATGGAAGATCAGATGCAGTAGTTATAAAACGAACTCGTGTTCCATTTGCCATTCCATGAGCAGTCAGGGCTAACTTCTCTGTAGACGCATCTGCAGTCACTACACCCAGATCGATACTCCTTTTGGCAACAAACCACATTTGATCATGTGTCCCACGTGGAATACTAGTGATTCTTTCAACTTTTGCATGACTATCATAAGTCGGATCTGTATGTGATCCTGCAAGTATGTGTGTAGACCATGCGTACAGATTGAGATTCTTATTATAAGTACACGCAATAAGCTTCCCATTTGTAAGCCTGCACCACATAACTCCATATGGAGAATCTTGGTATACTAACTCTTTTATTCCTGAAAAAGTTATATCTTCTGCCCTAAGAGTTATATCTATTGCCTGGAAATTCTCCTTTTCGGCTTCATATGTGAGTTCACGGATCTTTCTTCCATTCTTCTGAACATACATAACGACATTACCAATACCAACAGGAAGTGCCTCTGTTTCTGTTTCCCAATCTGCAACTTTCTGGATAGTGAAGTTAAATGGAGTGATTGTTAAATCGTTTTCTGAACCATATAGGCTGAAAATGCCTCCAGAAGTGCCCATAGTGAGCTTTTTCCCCTCTTTAAGCCATTCTACTTGATCTACAGTATCCGAATCGATAGTGAGGACTACAGCATTCGTATCGAGTATCTGCTCACCAACAATATTTGCACCAGTAGAATCGAAATTGCCTGTAGCAATACCAATTAATTCACTGATAGCAAAATTATAGAAATCACCTGAATTGGAAAACCAGATCGTGGCAGGATACTGTTTTGTCCCAGCAAAGACTAATCTCTGTTGATATAATGCTACGGTTCGGGGGAATCCATTAGTTGAATCCCATACAGAAATTTGCCATTCATAAGATGCATTATCTGAAACAATCTCTTTTTTAATCTCACCAGTTGCCACAGTTGAGCTTGACCCTGCGGTTATCTCAATCCAACCCCATTTTATCTGTGATCCAGGTAAGGGATTTATTCTAATTGTCTTTCCAATATCCGATGAGTCACCTGCAAATGGAGTATTCCCAGTGCCACTTGCGGTGATTGTGACTCCTTCTGTTCCTTCCTTGAACGTCTGTTTGTGGACATTAACACGGACATCAGTCGACGAACCACCATCAAGGGTGGAATAAGCATCAGGAATACCACTTGTCAAAGACGTTGTGATTTGAATTGAATTTGCAGAAGAATTAACAACGAAATATTTTTTGTGATTAACTGTTGCAATGTCAGAATCGCCTGAAGTGCTTGATGCTGGTAGAAAAGTTATTGTTGCTGCTCCGATATCTCGAACCCATATAGTTTGACCATCTAACAGCCCATGGTTCTTACGTACCAGCTGATTCAAAGTCCCATCAACATAGAAATCACCTATGTCCGTGGTTTCAAACTTGTCTGTGCCGGACAAGGTTATGATGCTTGTTAAAGTTGTATTGATCTCTGCATATGGACCATCCTCAAAAGTAAGATCAGATAAAGTCCAGATAGAACCATCTTCTGCACGGTTCGTTGTTGACACCGTACCTTCAATGATTGTGCGGACTATTTTTCGAGGTTTATGATCAGGATGGACAATGAAGAGAACATCTGCACTTTGAGTGTAATGCAGATCATCCACTTGGGTGGATTCGTAGGTGGTCGTTACTTCATAGATATCGGTAGAAGCATAATCAGTTGAACTGTCATGATAATTCAACCTTAGATCTTGAGAATAAACACGGAAATAAAGATGTCCCATCTCAAGAACATACGCCTGCCCTTGACCTACAGTAAACGGTATAAGCCTAGCTTCGCCTGAACTTTTGGTTTCAGCAGCATAATAAGTCCCAGAACGCTTAGTAGCAGAACCTTGAGGCAATACCGTAAAGTTCTTTAATTCTTTGGCAGCAGCCTCATATGCAGGAAGATCTACATATCCCTGTAATCTGGGAGATATCTGACCTTCCGAAAAGCTACTTTGAACACTCTGGACTCGTGCCATTTAGTTTGTGGACCGATCATAACCTTCAGCAGGAGCATCTATAGGCTTATAATCAAGGCCTTGATATCCCCAACGGGATTCAATCCAAGAGAGATATTCAATACGGTCTGGAATACCTTCAGACGCATCTATACCTCTTGCCTCGGCAATAACACTTTGATATTTAGCCCACATCTCACGCTTGAGTTCGATCCGTCCTGTTAATGGTTCAGCCAATTCCCAAGCTAGTCTAATCCCAATTGACTCAACGAGGTTGGGATCTAACTCGGATGCATCTGATACCCTAGATACATATTTAATGTATATAGTAGTTTCATCGGTAAGAAGATACTTTCCCTCAATTTGATATGAATTAAGAGCATCGTTCGTACCAAGTATTCTTAAATAATCAGATGGTAAAGAGTACTGATATAAATAACCAAAAGCAGGTGTTATGGTTGAACGTGATAACTGAACACGTTTAGTGGCACAATTCCATGGATGACTACGGAGGACAGCATCACGAACATCAGGAAACCGAAGGTTACACATCCTTGCTCGTTCGCTAGCCTCCGTTAAGGAGACGATCTTTGCTTCACCCAGATTAGTCAGGGCAACATTGCAAATATCGACTTCAGTTGCCATCAGGATTAATCAACTGAATATGTGATCATCCATTTAATATCACCTGTCATTGATGCCGCCGCAGTAGTACCAATGATGTCGGTTGCAGAAGAAAAGGAATATCCAAAGGATGAATCCAGAACACCACTTCCAGTTCCTCCAACTCCTAATCCTCCAACCACGGTTGTGTTAGCAACAGTAACATCAGTAGCCAACATTTGAGGCCACATTGTTGCTAACTTCCCATTTGCACCCAGTATCGAAGCGGCAATAAACAATGAAGTTGAACCGCTAATTCCGACTGCAAGACTACCTGCTCCACCAGTATCATCTGCCGTTACAACTATCTGCCATAACCTTGAAAGGGCTGGCATCTTAGCCATATGGAGAGTTGAACCAGTGGTGAGTGTACTTGCCGCAAACGTGTCATAAATAACACGTAATCTTCCTCCAATTTCAGCCGCAGGAGGCATTGTTGGTTTACCATCAGACGGCTGATAAACCTTGAGGTAATTAGCCCCATACTCTGTTGTTGCCATATTGTGCTCCTATCCTTATACGTTTTTGATGTAGATACGTACGACTTTCTTACCTTCAAGCCGTGTCGCACCAATAGTCATCCTATAATAGATATACTGACTAT